TCCTCCTCGTAGTTCTGGATCAGTTCCACATAGTCGCGTATGCCGTATCCAAGACCCTTTGCCGCCTCTCCTGGAACCCATTTGCCACTCTTCCACTCAGCCCAATCGCCGATCTCTACACTAGGCCACTCACGATAGACGTAGTAAGTTCCAGTCTCATCAACTGCCACCCAGCACATGAACCAGTTCTTAGCACCAGCAGGGTCGATGATCTGATATCGTGTGACATTTTTGGTAGGAATAGCGGATGGATCAATGACGTTAACCAGAGTGTTAAACTTAGGAAATTTGGTCGCCTGAGACTTCACAGGGACTCCGTAAGCACGAATCAGTATCTCCTCCCGTGTCCTACCTTCAAGAGCCTCCTTGATACGCTCATAGCCTCCAAACGGGTTATCCTGAGAGTGGAAGTAGTGAATACTTGCGTTTCGTTTCCTTGATCTCTGGATATAGGGTACTAACTCACCTTTTAGAAGCTCCGCTGACCTTGATTCAATTGTCTCAGCATTGTCTAGATACTCCTTGATTACCTCAGTCCATCCATCAATAGGCGTGAACGTAACCAGCATCTTTGCATCTCGCGTAGCTAGACGGAAACGAAGTGTGTTAATTAGTTCTGGGCCAAGAAGGTATTCGTCGAGCCACACGCCAATGTTATGCCACACTGGTGACCTGCTGCCAAGTTCAGCACCTTCCAGAATGGTTGGGTTGTTTTGATACTGAGAGTATGTCTTAAAGATGATCTGCGAACCATTCGGAAGGATCAAGCTACCATCAGTGAATCCGTTCTTCTTGGTGTACGAGATATAAGCACCCGCAGAGGTTTGCTTGGTCTTTAGTTCTGCTGGTAGCCAGTCATACACGGCACTCTGCTGCTGACGAATGGAAACCTCAGAAGTTTGGGCGAAACAGAAGATTTCGGAGTTAGGATTTTCAACCGCAGCACGAACAATTGAGAATGCGCCCCATTGTGTTTTCCCTGAGTTTTTTTGCAAGATATTGCCAATAAAGTAATTGCCAGTTTCTGGAACCTCAATATCCCATATTTCGCTTACCTGTTTATCATAAACCTTGACAACTACAGTTTCCCATGATTTGGTGATCTTACATGAAGACCATTCTAGAACATATTGTATCGGGCGACGAATTAAAGCAACTGATCGAACAAGGGAAAACACTGAAAGAAGTTTCTGACCTAGCATTTGAAAGATGCGGCCAAAAGTGGTCAACCGCTGGAGTCTCAAAGCTCTGTAAGAAACATAAGATTCCAATGCCTCGGAGTGGGCCTCGTAGCGGATCTCTTCATAAGGGTTGGAAAGGTGGGAGAACCCTAAATAAGGACGGCTATGTAGAGATTTACTCTCTTGGTCATCCGAATGCAAAGAAACATACCCATTATATTCTGGAGCATCGTCTGGTGATGGAGCAGCAGCTTGGTCGATTTCTATTAAAGACGGAAGTTGTCCACCATAAAAACGGCGTGAAGACTGATAATCGTCCAGAGAATCTAGAAGTATTTGAATCCAACGCAAAGCATTTAGCCGAAACCTTGAAAGGACAGATACCACAATGGAGTGAGGAAGGAAAAAAGAGAATCCATGACGGCCAGAAGAACAAGGGGCCAATGAATCTTTCTCAAGAATCGAAACTACTCCGCCAATCCCTATGTCTTTTACGGAACGCCATCCAAAGGGAGTTGAAACTTGATGCTCCGCCGAACACTGAAACGAGTCACCGTTTCTTAGAAGGACTTGGTATGTCTTGGCAACAGTCTTTACAAATGGTCGTAGAGCACGGCATTGAATCTGTTTTTCCCCGTCCCAAGCAAGTACATGAAATTCAGAAGTAATTTCTGAAACTGCTGTGCTCTTCTTAGCCACTGGGTCATAGATCTTCTGTTCTGGTGCTAGGCATCTGTTACCTCCAAGTGCTACAATCTCAGTAACTTCTGATAATTGCTCTTCTGCTTTGCCCCAGTGCGGAAGTCTAAATCCATACCTAAACGGATCCTTCTCAGCGTTTTCGATTGCCTCATGATAAATCTGATGGAGATTAATCAGATCATCTGGTTCCATCTCCGCAATCTCATCATCCGTGGGAGGACTTAGAATCTGGTGTGATCGCCACTTCATTCCTTATTTTTGTATGCGTCTGTTTCCATGAGAATGTCAATAATCCTATAGACACTGCCACACCTGTTACACCCAAACTTATCGTCTTCTGCTGGGAATGAACCTCGGTCGCCATCCACAAAATGCAATTTGCTGTACGTCTCGCAATACTCGCACTTCCCAATATGAGGCGTGACAAATTTGTCTAGGACAACGCACCACACATTGGAATTGAACTTCTCAGCCAAGTACGAGGCGTAAACGAGAGTGTTGCATTTATATTGATTCCCATCATGCTCGACCATGTAGTGGTAGAAGATTGGTTCATCAAACCTTGATTCTGGTTCCTTGATCATGCGATAATTTCAGCCTCAATTGCTTGTGCCTTCACTTTATTGGCGATGCGTGCCTTGGCCTCAGAGATAATCTTTGCAGCATCTTCAATGGAAGCTCCCTTACGATGCTCAATGACCACTCCAGCCATACCAGCAAGCTGCGTAGCCTTGTCGGTCATAATGCCAACTGTCAGTGCCAATCGGTCTGGTGAGATGTTCTTGAGTTGCTCGGGATCATCAGCGAGTTGTTCAGCCTTCTGGAATAGCAAGTCAGTGTATTCCTCCGCTGCGATGGCATACTTACGCGAGAAATCCTTGCGCTTACTTTCCAATGTATCTTCATGCCTCCATTCAAGGCTTCTGATGGTCTTCCTATCGATCCCAGTCTCCTTTGCGATCACAGAGTAGCTTTTACCCTGTGCCAGTCCCCAGAGTGCCTTAGCGGCTCCCTGTGGATTCCAGAACTCAACTCTCTTTCGATCCCCATGAGCCTTGGCGCGGTCTAGAACTTCTTGGAACCATTCTGATGGTTGTGATTCGTGTGTTAGTGTGTCAGTCATGTTGGGAATAGTAGGCAGTTATTTCATCTTGGCAACATTAGAAATTGATTCCGCTGAAGATTTTGGAAATACTGCTGATCCTTCTCCATACTTAAAACTTGGCATTTTAGTTTGGACTTTCCTTGTGTAAGATTTTGGAAGTGTTCCCTCAGCATCCAAGAAGTCCTTAAAGAAATCACCAATCATTACTTTTTCAGTTAACATACCAAGTGGTTTACCTTGAATAACTGCCTCATATGATTTATGTTCTTTAATCCCAAGATCAGAAGCCTTAATCAAAGGCGCACCTTTCTTGAATTGAATAACGCTCATAATTTGACCAGTTTGGAAGTCACCATTTTGAATTTGATATTTTTTCAGAACGTCTTTCCAACTTAATATTCCTAGCAGCTTCTTGTTTTCATGCGCTCCAACTGATTGAACAATTAATTCTCTTTGCTCAAATGTTAGGCCACCATTTGTATTAGTAAGTTTTAGCAATTTCTCATAGTCAGCCAAACTTTGAATATCTTTTCTTCCTAGTATTTTCTCTGCGCTATTCTTTACAATGTTATCAATAACTGGTTTTTTAACAATATTGCTAGAAATACTATCTTTTAGTTCTTCAGCAAACGCCAGAGAGAATGATCTGCTTGAACTTGTGGAATCTACTCCACCTGCAACAACTAATCCAATACCATCAGTTGAATTGATTTTATCTATAACTCGATTTGTTAATGGAGAGAACGATCCTGCCCATCCACCCTTGCCAATTACTTCTGGATGATATGTGTAACCAACACCACCAAGTAGAACGTCAATATTTCTTCCATTTCTGGTTACATATGGGCGATTTGAATCAGACCAGTCAGATGTAAATGCAAAACCAGTTTTTCCTTCCATCTTCTTTTTGACAGATTCATCAATTGGAAAGTTTGATAGAATTCTTGCGTTTTCAGATTCTGGCATGAATCTAATGTCACCTAGTACTGATCCAGACCTGATATCCTTAAAATCTTGATTCAATGCTTTCTTCCCA